GATTGCACCAGTCACCTCAAAGGATGCTGAATAGCTTGTATTCTCTTCCACACCTGCGTTCAAGTCTAATGATGTACAAATAGCACTCATTGTAAATACATTGTCACCTTGTACATCTGTGGTAAACTTAATGGTCAATGCAGTACCAGATATTAAATCGGTAAAGAGATCATCAAATAGGTAGTTGGTAGAAGAATCGCCAGGCCCTGCGTACAATGCCTCGGTGGACAGTGTGCCGGATAGCTGACCTTTCTTTACCTCTCTCCATCCTCCAGCTGCTGAATCCTTTGTCAAGATTTCACGCATAGCTGCGGAGATGTTCATTTGGCAGGATGTTGCGTAACCTATCGCAGTTGAATCTTTGTATAGGCGCATCAACGTACCATTAATAATGCCAGTAGTTGCCATGTTTATTTATTTTTTTTCGGTTTAATAATTCCTTCTTCTTGCTCCTCGTCATTGAAATATGACATAGGCACTGGTATAGGTATATACATTGGAGCTGGCTCAACTTCCTGTTTCTGCGGCATTTGTTCAACGACAAAAGATTCATCAAGTAGTTCTGCAATGCCATCTTTTACCATTTGCTCTCCATATTCAGATAGAAATACACCAACTTTACCTGGTGCCTTTCCATTCCATTCTTTTAATAATCTTAGTTTCATCGTTTCATTTTTGCCATAAAATCCATGCTCATCCAATATACATTTAAGTCAGCATTATACACTTGACTATCGGAGCTCATGTATCTTATAGTTTGTACCGAAATACTATTTACTGTACCTACAAATCTATCTAAACGATTGCGCACATTGTTTGCAAGTGTTTGTGTAGTTTCGTAATTGTTCGTATATACATCAATTTGTAATGTTATTTCCTCTAAGTTACTTTGCCCATCTTTAAAATCAACAGGCAAGCTATTTATAATAGTATATACCATAAAAGGATATTGCACATTCTGTGGAGCAATGTCCGGAAAGATATTTAATCCACAAATACCTGTAACCGCTGCATCAGTCGTTAATCTTCCGTATATTACTTTTCCTATCATGATACTTGCCAGAATTTTTTAGGTCTCTCCTGCATGATAAAAATACATTCATCACGCATTTGTTTAATAACTTTCTCCCTACTCAAATTCCTTGCCTTCACCACTATCTTGTTATACCATGCCCTTGTGCTTCCGTAAACCATGTGAGCATAAAATCCATTAGTACCTTCGCTGCTATTAATACCTCTGTTCATTGTATTTCTTTTATACAATGGGCCTATTGCTCCTACTGCTCTTTTGTACGATACAAGGTTTTTAGATAAATCAATAATTGACTTTCTTAAATTACCTGGTTGTACATCATAATGTGTACCATCGTCTTGTTCCCATCCTTGCATCTTTTTGTTACTAAAAGGATTGGTGCTTATTCTGTGAGCTTTACTACTTACTGGTACTATTGACTTATAAATTTCTAATGCAATAGGAGTAGCTGAATCAATAACTCTACTTTGCTCTTTTAATGTACATTGTTCCATTAACTCTGCAAATTCAATAACTGCATCTGCTAAACCTACAACACGAAGGCTCATGCCTTGGAAACTTCGCCTACCTCTATAATTATCCTTTTGAAGGTCTTTAAGGTGATTAATTTGTTTAGCTGATAAATATGCCATTACAAATAGTTTTGAGCAAATGAACAAAATAAATGTAAATACATATTATCCTCACTAATCTGGACATTCTCTATTTGATAGTATTTATTCATCCAGATAATTCTTTGTTGCTCGTTTATGTCTGTCCGATTTCGACAGGTAACCCTCACCTGGCTCAATGCTGTTATCTTGCCTCCTTCAACTTCTTCCTTGTTAATTCCTTTATAATCCACCACTGCCCACACCTCCGCTAAATTACTCCATGTCTCTGTTCCAAATCCACTGGTAGTTACAGAGCGACTAACACTCTGTACTATGATTCTTTCTCTTAACTTTCCAATCTCTTCTTTCTTGTTGTATCTCATTAGAATAGTTGTACACGATATTGATCAAGTAAATACTCCGATGCTGTTGGTAGTTTCTTTACATAGTCTTCTCTGTTATCGTAACCATCTGCTACCATCATCAATACTGCTTGTCTAATTTGCATTGGTACTCCGGATGGCTCTGTGCTATATCCAGCTGTATAGGTAATTGTCACATCATTTATATTTCCGTAAAGTGTCGGCCATGTTTTGCCATAGCCAAGAGATAATCTTCCAGGCTTTAAAAAAGTATCTACAACATAATTACCTGCATCATAAGTCTGTAAACTATTTACACCATCTTGATATTGAAATGATGAAACGGCAATTACAGGAGATACAGATAAGTAAATAGTAGGATGATTAAGCCTGTCTAACTTCTCTGTAATAGTTTGTGTGATTAATGCTTGGTTAAGGTAACGCTCTGCAACTTCACGAGCTGACTGCAACAAAGTAGTAATCAAAGTATCATCGGCAGATGTATCTACTTTAAGATAATTTTTTACCTCACTTAATGTCCAAACTTCTTTAGCAGGTGCCGTTGTTACTTTCCAAGCCATGTCTATATTTTTAATAAGGGATAGAGATTTCTCCCTATCCCTTCACTATCCCCCTATTATTTACAGATTCTTCAAGTGCTTGATTGCAGCAGTCTGAATCAACTTGCCATCAAATCTTGCGTACATTAAGAAGCCAAGCTCCATCTCATCCATAAACCTCTCACGCAATGGCACAAGCACATTATTAGCCACCTGGCGAATGATGTATTTAGACCAATCTCCAAAGTAAATAATCTTAGCATCAGCAGCCTGTGCAGATGGAAGATCATTGTTTACAAAGAAGTTGTATCCTAATAATCTATCTGGTGTTCCTTCACGAAGTGATGGTTGGAACAAAGTAGTATTATTAGTATCTAAATTCAACTTTCTAACTGCGCTCAAAATCTGGTCATGCATCATAAATGCAGCAGATGGTGAGTTTCTGTAAGCAATGTCAACAGAGTGAACAAGCTCAACCAAGTTAGCAGCTGTAAAGGCACCGGTAGAAGCAGATTCAACACCGGAAGGTGCAGCATCTTTAAATCCAGTTGGCTTTCCAGAACCATCACCAGTCGTAAATGCAGTGTTCAAGCCACGACCTAAACGCTCACCTAACATAATTGGTAACTCAGTGTTTAATAGACCAAACTCGTCATTTGCCCATTCAACAGATACTTTTACAAGTGTGTTTAAAACGTGCGCTCCAAAAGTCTCTCTTGTGAAAGTCATGTCCTGTACAGTCACCGCTCCACCTTCTGTATGCCATGAGCCAGCAGTAGCTGTATCATTTACCTTTGGCCAGTACAAAGTACCTGCCTGTGGAGTAGTGATTATACGAGACACATTAAGCATTGGGCCATAGTATGCCATAGTCTTCTCCAACTCATAAGAGAATTGGTAAGGAATAACATAACCACCGGCTAATCCAGTCTCCGCAGTAGTGATGGTAGCAGTGCCACGCATCTCTCTAAGCATTGATTGCTCGTTGCTTGTTAAGTCACGCTTTGCAAGAGCTTTCATGAACGCTGTGTGATACTCTGGTGATTTTACAATCTCCCTTGCATCTCTTGGCATTGCATTAATAGTCTGCTCCACAGGATTAACACCTCTTTCTTCTGCGTTAATCTCATTCCATCTTTCAAGACGTGAAATCTGGTCTGTATAATTTTTAAAGTTAGCATCAGCGGAGTCCCATTGTGCCAATTCCTCGGCATTCATTAGACGACCTTCGCCAGCTGCTCTTTTCTGCAAGTCTTCCATTATAGCATAATCGGAAGCCCGCTTTTCTCTTAGCAATTTAGAGTTCATTATTTTGTTTTTAAATTTAGTAAGTGCAGGGCATTCCTGCGTAATTCATTTTGAATATTGATTTCTGACTTAACAGATATTTCAATTACTTTTAGCAAATCTTCATCTATTTGCTTTGTAGCCTCATAACTTCTTTTAGCTACCATTGTATCCGGATTAGCTGGATAAGTTACAGGAGAAACATCATACACTTTTTTAATAGAACGTATAACTCTTTTAGGTTTCATCCCCGATCTCTCTTGCCAGTCCTCTGCCTCTACGGTAAAGGCAAAGCTACTTTGGTACACATCACCACGTTTTACCATCTCCAAGAGATCATTGCCTAATGTAGTGTTCGGTGCCTCAAATTCATATTCCATTGCATTGCCAGTTACATTTAACTTTAATGTGCCGCTGCTTGTCCTTGCCAGTACCATGTTCATGTCATGGTTGAACAATGCTACTACATCTTTCATGTCTGCCTCATTCAATGATTCTGGAGACATCTCTTCATCGTACCAACCCATGTCATAGGAAGAGTTAAACACTGTGGCAGTACCAAAGATGGTACGGCTTTCCGGTTTAGCTCTTAGTTCAAAATTTATACTTCTCTTTTCCATGTTATTTTCTTTAGACCTTTCATCCATTATTTTCTTTGCTCTACTTTCAGCCCAGGGCAACATACTACTTCCTCCCCAAGCATCATACATTATTGAGCCACATATCTCATTCTCATTCTCGTCAAAATATTTGCCTTGGTCGTATACCTTGGCTCTACTTAAAAAACTATATGTTCTAATAACTTCATCGTCACTTAATGCCTCCCTATTAGCTAATTGCCTTGCTCTTGTCCAGCCAACACTTGTACCACAATCAGATCCTTTCTCTTCCTTGTGTTTTCTTGCTTTCTTTGCTGCGTTAGTCGCTGCCTCTGGATAATCACTGTGCGCCATTGCTATCGTCGTTTATGTCAATAACATCTTCTTCTTGCTCATGTGCAATGCCTTCTGAGGATGGCTCTATCTTTATGTTAGATGCTAAAGGCAATTCATAAGAATCTCCACCTTCATAAGGATTCATGTTTTCTTTTATCCTAATCTCGTTTGGAGACATCGCCAAAACATTACGCATCGTAGTATAATAAGATGATCTTGCTGCTATATCGCCACGCAGTAAACCATCAAGATTAAATCGTGTGGTAAACTTTTCCTTTTCTGCCTCAAAAAATATCTTCTTATTAAATTCTGCCTCTATCGTTTCGCACAAAGGCATGATAGTATAATTTACAAACATCTGGCTCAACTGTTCCATATTGCCAAAGGTTGCTTTGTCCATATCTTCCAATAAAACACCAGGTACACCTGTTATCCTTGCAATGTCGGAAATGGTAGCTTTCTTTGTTTCGTTAAATGCTG